TCTTGTTTTAGAGAACTGGTGTTTAAAATGCAGAAAGTTTACGCTGAGTACGAGAAATGAGATACTACATCTTAGACTACGGCAAAGACTTGATTGAGTACGCTCACGGAATCTCTGAGAGGATACGAAAAGACGGACACCACTTAATTGAATACTTTACAGATGCCGATGGTTTAATGTGCTTAGAAGAACTAACCGAAGACGAATTTTTAGACCACTTTAAAAAAATAAAAGATGCCTATACCGACTCCACTTCCAAAGGAGCAGAATAACGAGTTTATTCAAAGATGTATGATGGATGACACAATGTCAAGAGAGTACAGAGACATTGACCAACGTTACGCAATATGCAGAGAACAACTAACAAAACACGAACTAACAAATGGCAAAAATAGGAAGACCAAGAATACTAAATAGTCCTGACGAACTATACGAACTATTCGAAAGATACAAGAGAGAAGTAAAAGCCAACCCAAGAATCAAAAGCGTATTCGGTGGAAAAGAATTTGAAGAACGTGCAGAGCCACTTGAAAGACCACTAACTCTCGAAGGATTTGAACTTTTTTGCTACGAACAAGTTGGAATGGTTGAGCAGTATTTTAAGAATGCGGATAAAAGATACGATGAGTATATACCCGTCTGTTCACGTATAAGAAAAGCAATACGTCAAGACCAAATCGAAGGTGGTATGTGCGGTCAGTACAATCCATCAATCACTCAACGATTAAACGGACTAACTGAGCGAGTAGAAAACACAGTAGTCACCGAGCAACCACTATTTAACTTTAATGTTTCAGGTAACAACGGCAATACGGAAAATCTATAGTCTCGAAAAGAGAGTTAAGATAATTCAAGGCGGTACATCAGCAGGAAAGACGTTTGGTATCTTGCCTGTGCTGATAGACAAGTGCGCTCGTGAAAAAGGATTAGAGGTTTCGGTAGTTGCTGAGACCATTCCGCATTTGAGAAGGGGTGCGCTAAAAGACTTTCTAAAGATTATGCGTTGGACTGGTAGGTATGTTGAAGACAGATTCAATGCTACCCTACTTAGATACGAATTTGCTAACGGAAGCACAATGGAGTTCTTCTCTGCTGATAACGCATCTAAACTTCGAGGAGCAAGGAGAGATGTCCTGTACATCAATGAGTGCAACAATGTAACCTTTGATGCTTACTTAGAGTTATCCATTCGTACCAAGAAAGAGATTTACCTTGACTTCAACCCTGCAAATGAGTTTTGGGTACACACCGAACTAAAAGACGAACCTGACGCAGACTTTATTATCCTTACCTACAAAGACAACGAGGCGTTAGATGAGTCTATAGTCAGACAAATAGAAAAGAACCGTGATAAAGCAGCTACGTCTAACTATTGGGCAAATTGGTGGAGGGTTTACGGACTTGGTGAGGTGGGTATGCTTGAAGGTGTAGTCTTTGACAATTGGAAGGAGATTGATAAAGTTCCTGACGATGCACGATTGGTAGGCATAGGACTTGACTTTGGTTACACGAATGACCCGACTGCTGCGATAGAGGTGTACAATTGGAACGGAAAACGAATAGTAAACGAAATTGTTTACCGAACTGGTATGCTGAACTCAGACATCGCTAAGATACTTCCGTCAAGCGTTACTATCTATGCTGATTCAAGTGAGCCGAAATCTATTGATGAGATACGCAGGTTCGGAAAGACAATAAAAGGCGTTACAAAGGGCAAGGATTCGATTAAATACGGCATTGATGTAATGCAACGCCAAGAGTATTTGGTTACCAAGCAAAGCACAAACCTCATCAAGGAGCTAAGGTCATATTGTTGGGACGTAGATAAACACGGAGTAAGGCTAAATAACCCTGCAGGAGGCAACGACCACGCTATAGATGCACTTAGATACCACGAGATGGAGAATCTCGGCTTAAATTCAAACTATGGACAATACGCAATCCGATGAACTGCCTCGTATGAAAGCAATCGTAGAGGAATATATCTACAAACGAACTGGCAAAAAGGTACATATTGTCTTTAACGATGTGTTTAGTATGCGTAAACATTCTCAAATGTTAGCACAAGCATACTCTTATGTCCTTGCTCAAGAATACAAAAACGATTAATTGACTTATAACAATATGGAAATCCAAGTAAAAGTACCTACCTCACTAAATGAAATCCCACTTAAGCACTATGTGGACTTTCTAAACGTGCAGAAAGGTTCTAACGATGAGGAATTTATCGCTCAAAAAATGATTGAGATTTTCTGTGGTATCCGTTTAGCTGACGTTGCTAAGATTAAACTTACTTCGCTCAACGAAATGGTGCTACATTTTACAAATCTATTCTCGGCAAAGCCTGAGTTTAAGCAGACGTTTAAGATTGGAGATATTGAGTTTGGATTTATTCCTAATCTTGAGGAGATTTCTTTCGGTGAGTATGTAGACATCAGGAGTTAATGCAGTTTGCTCCATTGGATGTTTGTATAGCAGCATCGGTTTTTTTTTACAATTTAGGAAGCGAGTTACTGACGGCTACCCTGAACTATTTGGAGAAGAACTTGAAGAAGGACAAGAGCCTGTCAACGACTTTAGTGAAACAACTCAATTTGCCAAGCGATGGGGATGGTATCAAAGCATATATGGACTCGCTAAGGGAGACGTTACTAAGTTCGATGAGATTACCAAACTTAGACTTACTAAATGTCTCACCTATCTCACCTTCGAGAAGCAAAAAAACGAAATCGAAAGACGGCAACTTGAAAGACAATTAAGAAGATGACAGGATTTTACAAAGTATTAGAATTAATTAAGTGGCATTTTGACAATGACCCTATCGTAAACACAACTACGGAAGGAGACATTTTTGAAGTAGACTTAAACAAGCAAACAATCTTTCCGCTTGTACACTTAATGACCAACAACGTATCTTTTGAGACTAACGTAGTACGCTACAACCTATCGTTGATTGCGATGGATGTAGTCAACATTTCAAAAGAGGCGACTACTGATTTATTTAGAGGTAACTCAAACGAGCAGGATGTACTGAACACGCAACTGGCAGTATTGAATCGTTGCTACGATATGATGCTTCACGGCAACTTATGGGATTTAGAATTTGTAGTTGACGGAAACCCTAACTGCGAACCATTCGTTGAGAGATTCGAAAACAATCTTGCTGGATGGACAATGACATTCGATGTCTTGATTCCGAACGAGATGACCGTCTGCGATACAAGCGGTTACTCACCTTTCTGCCAACCTGCAACTGTAACGAACTCAAATCAAAGTTACACTGCAACGGTAGCAAGTGGAGGAGTATTGACTTTGCCTGACACGACATTCAACGTACAAATAGACGGAATCCAAGTAGCAACATCTACTTACCCTACTTTAAGCAATCAAACATTAAATCTGATATGGCAGTAACTATTAACATACCATCACAAGTAAAAACCTACGCTAATTTAGCCGCATTCCCTGCCTCAGGGAGCTTAAAAACTATTTACATAGCTGAGGACACAAACAAGACGTATCGTTGGGATGGCTCAACATATGTAGAAATCTCTGCAAGCGCATCAGGCTTAACAGTCGGCACTACACCGATAGCTTCGGGTACAATAGGAAGAGTATTGTTTCAAGGTACGGGGAATGTGTTGCAGCAGAGTTCGTCTTTATTTTGGGACTCAACTAACAACCGCTTGGGGATTGGGACGAGTACGCCTGCTGAAGCATTGGATGTTGTGGGAATACTGAAAGGAACTACAAGTGCAGCAGGTTCAATGTTTTCTTTAGCAGGTGTTAATAACACTTCATTAAGTGTGGCGAATGATTCTTCGGGTAGAGCATTTATAGAAGTTAAAGGAAATACTGCAGCTACAATAGCAGCAGGCGCATATTTTAGCGCTGATGGTTATCAGGAGTCTTGGTTTAATGTAACTGCAAGACAAGCGGCTACTGACAATAAAAGGTGGAGGTTCGGTAATTTAGGTTCAAATAATTATTTCGCAATCCAAAAATTGAATGATGCAGGTACTGCTATACTTTCAACTGCATTAACTGCATTTAGCAGCACTTCGAACATCGGAATAAACACAACAACCGATGCAGGCTTCCGTTTAGACGTCAATGGTACTGCGAGGGTGCAGGGGCAACTTACTGCTACTTCAGTAAATTCAAGTTCAGTTGGCAATGTTGTGGCTAATCAATTAATGCAACCACAAGGTTATTCGGGTGAATTTAGATTTACAAATGGTTCAGGTGCGGGATGGTTTTACACTTGGGTTCAAAATAATGGTGTAGAGCGAATGAGACTTTCTATAAATAATAACCTACTCATCAACACCACCACAGACGCAGGCTTTAAACTTGACGTTAACGGGACTGCGAGGGTTAAAGGTACAGGGACAACCATAGGTACAACTTCTTTCACAGTTCAAGATAGTGCATCTTCTGATTTATTCCGTGTTTATGACAATGGATTAGTCGCAATAAAAGCAGGTGTCATATCTCTTAATGGAAGTAATGGCTCAATAAGTGGAGGATTCATAGCAAGTACGGGTCAAATCATATCGGGAGGAACAAGTATTACTGCATCTGCTCAAATGGAAGTTATTAGCACTACCCGTGGCTTCCTACCACCACGAATGACCACAACACAAAAGAACGCCATTGCTTCACCTGCAACGGGTCTGCAAGTATATGACACCACGCTCAACCAAATGAGTTATTACAACGGAACAACTTGGACAAATATCTAATAATAAAAATATGAAAACACAACCAACACAAGGCGTAGCAATCGAGCCGATTGTATACCCACTTAACGCAGGAACGGCAACACAATTGTCCGTCTTAATTCTTAACTTTACGACCGAAGCAACCACTTGCACAACGTACTGGCAGTTGCTAACTGAAGACGGACTCCAACTATCGCAAGGTAACTACACTTTGACTGAGGAAGAGTTCGCTGCTTGGGGGCAAGACAACAACTACGTGAATCAAGTCGTTGCTCAAGCAATCGGAGTAGTAATCCTTTAAAAACACGAATATGTTAACGCTATCAGAAAAACAAGTAAAGCAATTGGAGACAGTAATCAGTCAAATGCCTACAATGTGGGGTTTGCAGATTATCAACATCCTAAACGCAAAGGACGAGGAAAACACGGATGCAGAAAGCGGAAGTACAGAAGGCGCTTGAGAGGTTTAGAGACCACGTTGTAAGCGTATCTAAACGCAACCTAACGAACTCTAAAAAGAACTCGTCTAAGAAGTTGTATAACTCTATTAAGGGAAACGTCAAGGCAATGCCTAATTCGTTCTCTATGGAGTTTACAATGGAAGACTACGGAGTGTTTCAAGATGCAGGGGTGTCAGGTACGAAAAAGAAGTACAACACCCCTTACTCTTACAAATCAAAAGGAGGTAAAAGGGGCTTAAAAGGTATGCCTCCTCCGAAAGATTTTGATAAGTGGATAGTTCGTAAAGGACTTGCACCAAGAAAGTCGGGTGGTCAATTTACCTCACGTAAGTCGCTTGCTTTTCTGATTGCCAAAAGCGTATTTAGAAACGGAATAAAACCGAGTTTGTTTTTTACTAAACCTTTTGAAGCTGCCTACAAGAACTTACCGCAAGAACTGGTAGAGGCTTACGGACTTGACGCTATCGAATTATTCAACGAACAAATAGACCAAATTATAAAGAATGGCAACAATTAATGCAAGGAGTCCATACATCGTAACAATAAACGAAACAGGACAGATTGAGACCAAGTTAGAAATCTATCTTTGGAATGGTACAGGCTCAATGCCTGCTTCTCCTGCTTACACTCTAAGCAAGAAGATACCTTC